TAATGCCAATGAATTATGATCTCCAGAAGATTCAAGCTATTGAGCTTAATGATCAAATTAGAAAGTCAAACTACTCTTTTGAATTAGTAAACAACAGACTAAGATTATTCCCAATACCAAACGTAGATGAAGGAAAAATGTTCTTTGAGTATATTAAGAACTCAGAAAGAAACAATCCGGTAATGGCTAATTCATCAGCATTGGTTTCTAACGTTTCTAATGTTCCCTATGCAAACCCTAACTATACACAAATTAATTCTATAGGAAGGCAGTGGATCTTTGAATATACACTATCTTTAGCAAAAGAAATGCTTGGATACGTTAGAGGAAAATACGGAACCTTACCCATACCTGGGGCAGAGGTTACTCTAAACTCAGCTGATTTGATTACTGCAGCTACTGCAGAAAAGAATTTACTGTTAGATAAACTAAGAAACTACCTAGAAGAAACTTCAAGAGAGAAGTTACTTGAAAGAAGGTCTTTAGAGGCTGATTATAAACAGAAGGAACTTAATATGGTTCCACAACCAATATTTATAGCATAACATGGTACAGTTAACAGACTTATTAAACGAAGTAACTTATTCAATGTACCAAACTTTGGTGTATGTTGAATTTTCAGATACTACCAACATTACTGATATTGCACAAATCATCAGAAGCATGAAATATGTTACGGTTGTAAACAATAAAACAGATAAAGAAGATCTTAACCCAAGAGGACTACTGCAATTAAAAGTAGTAACGACCAAACCAGGTCAGGAAACCTTTGAAATAATAAAAAAAGAATCTCTAGCACAAATTCCAGAACTAAAGAAATTTAAGTATAGCGTTAAACAATTACAAAAAGTAGAGGAGATCTAAATGGCCTTATTTGGAAGAAGAAGAGATATCTTGTTAATTAATAGTATTAACCGAGAGTTATTACCTAACATTATAACTCAACAGGTTGGTTACTATAAAATTACTCTGGGAGCTTCTACAACTAATATGTATGGAGAAGCACTCGACAAATTTGTTAATGAACCTGTTCTACTTAACGTTTTAATTCAACGTGGAGATCAAACATGGACTTCAGATGCTTTCGGACCCGATACTTCAAGAGCTTTAACTTTTGCTTTTTTTAGAGATGATTTAATAGAAGCAGAAATTACCCCAGAGGTAGGAGATGTAGTATTTTACTACGAAAACTACTATGAAGTTGATTCAGTAGTTGACAACCAATACTTCGTAGGAAAGGTACCGGAATACTCGTACTCTGAAGGGTTAGAGAATTACGGCTCATCAATTAGTATAATTGTGCAGACTCACTTAATTGCTGCAGATAAACTTGGAATAACTAAGGAGAGAATGTAATGGCTGACAAAATTAGAAAACCGGTACCAAAAAATCAAAGAGAAATTTCTATCTCTCAACAGGATCCATTGTTGGATAATCCAAACAATGCTATCACCCCACTACCTGTTTTTGCTAATCAGAATAATCCCGCTACAGCTAAAGCTTACAGGGCAAACGAGATCTCAGTTAAAGGAGAAACCGTTAAAGATTACACAGTCGGTATTGGTGATATAGACGAAGCTATTGCTTTCTATTTTGATACTGTAATAAAACCTCAAGTATACCAGAATGGAACTACTATTGCTGTTCCGATCATCTACGGAAACCCTGAAAGATGGAAAGCAGTGCAAAAAGATGGATATTATAGAGATAAGAACGATAAAATTATGGCACCCATTATTATGTTTAGAAGAACATCGATGGATAAGTCATACGCAGTCGGAAATAAGCTAGATGCAAACAATCCTCAGAATTATGCAATTGCAGGTAAAGCTTACCAAAAAGGAGATGCTTATTCTAATTTTAACCTGTTAAATAATAGAAAACCCGTAACCGTTTACCAGGCAGTAGTTATCCCAGATTACGTTACTTTAAACTACGAATGCATTATTTGGACTTACTATATTGAACAAATGAACCAAATAGTCGAAGGAATTAATTATGCTTCAGATTCATACTGGGGAGACCCTAACAGATTCAAATTCCGTGCCCGGATTGACACTTTTACCAACAACGAAACGTTAAGTCAAGGAGAAGAGAGACTAATTAAAACAAACTTTAATATAAAAATGTATGGGTATATCATACCTAACGCAGTTAATAAAGAGTTAGTAGCAACTAAGAAGTTTTTTTCAAAGGGCAGGGTGAACTTCACTACCGAAGTGGTAAGTGATATCAACGACATCCAGTAACTTTTTGAAGGTCTAATTACTATTTATATTAGAACTATCTAACAAACTAAAATATAATGGCAGAAACTTTATTATCCCCTGGTGTTTTAGCAAGAGAAAACGATCAGTCGTTCTTGACTGCCCAGCCCGTACAGGCCGGAGCAGCCATCTTAGGACCTACAGTTAAAGGCCCTATAGTACCGACTGTTGTTACTACTTACTCACAATACCAAAACATCTATGGAACCCTGGTTCAATCAGGTTCAGATTTTTACACCTATTTTACCTCAATAGCAGCATATAACTACTTCCAAAACGGCGGTGATTCTTTGTTGGTAGGCAGAGTTACGAATGGTACCTACACAGGAGCAACTTCATCTATGATGACCACAGGGTCAGGTGGACCTACTTCAGGTGTAGCTCCTTTTGTATTAGAAACATTATCTAAAGGAACCATCATGAACAGCACTTCTACTGAAGGCACTAACAATACGTTAGCTTCAGGATCTGCTGATAACGTTAGGTGGGAAATTGTTGCTCCTAACTCAGCATCAGGAACTTTCGGATTACTAATCAGAAAAGGTGATGATACTGGGAACTCTAAAGTTGTTTTAGAAACATGGACTAACTTATCGTTAGATCCTAAAGCTTCTAATTACGTTTCAAGAGTACTTGGAGATCAAGCTCAAAACATCGCAACAGACGGTTCAACCTATTATATTCAAACTTCTGGATCCTACGCTAATGCTTCTGCTTATGTAAGAGTTAAAGCTGTTAACTTCCAGACTCCAAACTACTTCGACAACAACGGAACTGCTAAGGCTCAATTTACCGGATCTATTCCAACTGCTTGTTCAGGTGCTTTTGGTGCAGCTATAGGAACCCCTTTTAACAATGCAAGACAAGCTTTCTTTTACGAAAATGCTGGTTTGACTTCAAATGCAGATTCTCAAGGTGTTACAGGAAGTGATTACACTACCATGTTAAACTTACTTGCTAATCCTGACGAATATAGCTACAACGTAGTTTCAATGCCAGGTTTAAACAGAATAAGTGCTCCAACTCAAATTTCTACAATAGTATCAAATGCACAGAACAGGGGAGACAATATCGCAGTAGTTGATATGGTTCCTTACGGAACTGCTTTAAACACAGTAACCGGCCAAGCATTAGGAATGGATACATCTTACGGTGCAACTTATTGGCCTTGGGTACAAGCAGCAGATCCTACTACAGGTAATGCAGTATGGGTACCGGCTTCTACTTTAATCCCTGCAGTTTATGCATTCAATGATAACTCAACTGAAGCTTGGTTTGCACCTGCTGGATTTAACAGAGGTGGATTATCTACAGTAGTAAGAGCAGAAAGAAAATTAACTCAAGGAGACAGAGATACTTTATACCAAGGTAATGTTAACCCAATTGCTACTTTCCCTAACCAAGGTGTTGTAGTATTCGGACAAAAAACATTACAGAAAAAAGCTTCTGCTTTGGATCGGGTAAACGTTAGAAGATTGTTGATCACAGTTAAAGATTATATTTCTCAAATTGCTGACAACTTGGTATTCGAACAGAACACTATCGCAACCAGAAACAGCTTCTTAGCTCAAGTTAATCCTTATTTGACTTCGGTACAGCAAAGACAAGGTCTTTACGCTTTCAAAGTAATCATGGACGACTCTAATAACACTGCTGACGTAATCGACAGAAACCAATTAGTAGGTCAGATTTACTTACAGCCTACCAAGACTGCTGAATTCATCTACTTAGACTTTAATTTAACGCCAACAGGAGCTACATTCCCAGGTTAATAACTATTTATAACTGATAAACATAAAACAACATGGCAGTATTAAATCCAAATGAAATCTTCTTCACCGCCTTTGAACCCAAAGTAGCGAATAGATTTATAATGTATGTGGATGGTATTCCTTCATACTTCATCAAAGGTGTAACCGGAATTGAAGTAACTGCTGAGGAAATCAAATTAAACCACATTAACGTATACAGAAAAGTAAAAGGTAGAAATGCATGGTCAGATATTTCAATGACTTTGTACGATCCAATTACTCCTTCTGGTGCTCAAGCAACAATGGAGTGGGTACGTCTTCACCACGAATCAGTAACAGGTAGAGATGGTTACAGTGACTTCTACAAGAAGGATTTAACTATTGACATCTTAGGTCCTGTCGGTGATATCGTTTCTGAATGGATCGTTAAAGGAGCATTCATTAAGTCTGCCAAGTTTGCCGATCTTAACTGGGATACTGATGCTGAAGCACAGAACATCACTCTAAACATCGGAATGGATTATTGCATACTCAACTTTTAAAGTAAAAATAACCTTAAAGAAAGAGCCCTCCTATTCATTAGAGAGGGCTTTTTTATTGTTAAACTTTTCAAAATACCAGATTTATATATATTTATAAGAGAATAGTTATAACAAAAAGTATATGTCAGAATTCAGCATGCCCACCGAAATAGTAGAACTACCCTCCAAGGGTCTTCTCTATCCAGAATCAAACCCTTTATCTTCAGGTAAAATTGAGATGAAGTACATGACTGCAAAAGAAGAGGATATCTTAACCAACCAATCTTACATTGAGAATGGAACAGTTATAGATAAGCTTTTAAAGTCCTTGATCGTTTCTAAAATAAACTACGATGATTTAGTTGTTGGAGACAAAAATGCAGTTTTAGTTGCAGCCAGAGTATTAGGTTATGGAGCAGATTATAGCTTCACGTACAGCGGAAAGACTTACAGTGTAGATTTATCAAAGATCGAAAATAAACTTTTCGATGAGAGTTTAATTACCCCGGGAGTAAATGAGTTTAAGTTTACTTTACCGAGCACAGGTACAAACATAACTTTCAAGATCCTAACACATAAAGACGAAGATGCAATCAAAAGAGAGCTTGACGGATATAAGAAGATTAGTAAAGATGCAAGTCCTGAGCTTTCTACCCGTTTGAAGTACATGATTGTATCAATAGAGGGAAATACTGAAGCTAAGACTATCAGAGAGTTTGTAGACACTAGATTACTTGCAAGAGACTCTAGAGCACTAAGAACTTACATTTCTCAAGTTCAACCAGACACAGATTTAAATTTTTATCCTGAAGACAGTAACGCAACGGTAGCTATACCGGTGGGGATCTCTTTTTTTTGGCCTGACGCCTGAGACTATTAGTCAGGCAAGGATGAATTTGTTTTCCGAGATACATGAAATAGTGTTTCACGGCCAGGGAGGGTATGACTATAATACAATCTACAATATGCCATTATGGCTAAGAAAGTTTACTTTCAGTAGAATTCAAGAATATTACGATAAACAAAACGAGCAGACAAAAGCTGCAAGCAAGAAAGGTAACAGTACATCCTTAATGGACTCTTCGGGAAATGTAAATAAGATGGAAGCTTTTAAAATGAATCCGGGGAAAGTAGAGTATAAGTAAAACTTGGAGTCTCAAATATTTATAACATATAAACGATGACTCCCGAAGAAATAAGACTGTTACAGGAAGAAAATAGACTTCTAAGAGAAGGAAGAGCTCTACAGCAGGAGAGTTATGATATTTCTATACAGGTTGTTGAGTCATTAAAAGAGATCCTCGGTGTTAGAACAAGACAAACCACCTTTGATCAGAACTTACTAACTACAAATAAGAAAATAGCGGATGCTATTTTAAACCAAAAGACCGGTTTATCCTCAGTTAAAGAGATAGAAAATCAGATTAAGAAGAACAAGGAGTTAATCCTTAAAGCTGATCTACAGAATAATCTTGTTTTAAGAACTTTAGGGACAGAAGAAAGAGGAAGGTTAGATAGAACAAAAAGTATTGTTAGCGAAGTCGAACGCTTAGGAAAAGAACAAGCTGATTTATTAGATATTGCCGCTAAAGGAGAGAGTATAGATGTAACTAGGTTAGCTACAGTACAGGACCTACTTGTTATACAGGAGGAGTCGTTAAAGACCGCAGTTGAAGAATTATCCACCCAGGCAAGACAACTTTTATACTCTCAGACAAACACTGCAGAGCTAAAAAAACAACTTGCACTCCGAGAAAGAGAGTTAGATATACAGAAACAACTAGATGAAAGCTTAGGAGCAGCCGGTAAACTAACAGAGTTTCTTGGAAAAATACCAGGCGTAGGGAATGCAGCAAGAGAAGCTTTAGCTAAAGTTACAAAGACTTTACAAGAAGCTAAAGAAAATGGACAAGGAACCTTCTCAAAGGTAGATTCTCTTAGACTGTTAGGAAATGAATTATTCACCAGTCTTAAAAAAGGTTTAACCGATCCTCTAGTCTTAGGTCTTGCAGTTGCTGGTACTCTAGTAAAGAAAATGTTCGACCTAAACAACCAATTGGTTGAAACAGGGAGAGCATTAGGGTACGCTAAAACTCAAATGACCGGTTTAACTACCGAACTTAACGTTGCAGCAATAGCGTCCGGAGAGTTTTTAGCAACCAACGTTGATTTACTTAAAACAATACAGCAAGCTACCGATCAACTAGGAGTACAAGGAGATATTTTAGGTTCTAAAAACGTTGTTGGTGCAACAGTTTTAAGAGACCAGTTAGGATTGTCAGCAGAAGAAGCCATAAACTTAGCAGCTAATTCATCCATAGCAGGTCAGAATGTACAGGTTATTGCCGACCAAGCTTACAATGCAGTCGATGCTTTTAACCTACAGAACAAAACAGCGTTAAACGCTCGTAACATTCTACGAGAGACTGCTAACGTATCCAAGGATCTAGGTGCAAGATTTGCATTTAATACATCTGAGATAGCAAAAGCAGTAACAGAGGCTAAGAACCTTGGATTAACTTTAGGGGAAATAAGCGGAGTTGCTAATAATTTATTACAATTTGAATCTTCAATAACAGCAGAACTTGAAGCTGAATTACTAACAGGTAAAGATTTAACTTTAGAAAAAGCAAGGCAGCTTGCTTTAAATAATGATTTAGGAGGGCTTGCTAAGGAATTAGAAGCACAGAATGTTTCAACATTGGAGTATTCTAAAATGAATAGATTTCAACAAGAAGCCATAGCTAAAGCAGTTGGAATGACTAGCGAACAGTTAGGAAAGTCTTTATACCAGCAGGAATTAAATAACCTAAGTGCCGAACAGTTCAAAGCTATTTACGGAGAACAGAATTATGAGGCTGCAAAACAGGTATCTATTCAACAAAGACTTGAAAAAGCAATCACAAAGGTAGCTGATGCATTGACTCCGGTATTGGAATTGTTTGCATCTTTAGCAAGTAATGCTGGGTTACTTTATACAACTATTGGATTAATTGGAGCTATTTCTTTAGCTAGAACTATTGGAAGCCTGGCAATTATGGCTACCACCTTAACCGGCGGTGCAATAGGAGCAGCAGGAATAGCTTCGGCATTATCACTTGGAGTAGCTGCAATCGCTATCGTAGGTGCAATTTATGCAATCTCGGGTGCATTATCATCTGCAAGCAAGTCAGCACAATCAGTACAGGACGGTACTATAAAACCAGGAAAAGGGCCTTTTAAAATTACAGATAAATTTGGAGCAACCGCAATTACTGACTCAAGAGATGGAATCGCAGTATCACCAAATATAAAAAGAACTGCAGAAGGTGATAAAAACGCATCACCAACCATTAGAAGAGCTTCCGAAGAACCTAGGACCCCTACAATAGATTTTCTACCAATGATTTCAGAATTAAAGGCAGTTAAAGATGTTTTAGGTCAAATATTATCAAAAGAAGGAACTCTTAAAATCGACAGCAGTAAAGCAGGTACAGCATTTAATATGGGACGCTCTAAAACGCAATAAGCAAATATTTATAATAAATTAACAAACAATGGGACTATTAATAAAATTACAGACTCAAGGCTCTGATTTAACTACTTTGGACGGTAAAACCCCTGCATCATACAGTGGTGTTAGTAACTATCCGCAGGATTTAGCTAAGTCACAGTTAGATTTAGATGGATTAACACCAGTGTCTTACGATCAGGTATCTAAATACCCTGAAGATCTAAAAAAATCACAGTTAGATCTTGACGGTTTAACACCAAAAATTACAGGAAAATACCCATATTTAGATAACTTACCTAAGTAATGGGGTTAATCGACCTAAAAACTGATTTAAAGAGTTTAAAATACTCTAAGGACAGGATAGGTGGAGGATCAAGCAATCAACCGTTTGTCCGAAAGTCTATACCTGATGGGTTTAATGCGGTCGGAAATACAGGGGGATTAGATGTTTTAACCCGAGGCGGTTCTTTAATTTTTCAAAGTATTGCAGATGACGCTTCTAGATTAACTAAGTTATTATTAACAGCAAATACTTTCCAAGGACCTGCTTTTACAATAAAGCAGAATGTACTATCAAGGCAAAACGTTCAGACTCAAGCTAGTCCCAAGGGTCTAAACCAAGGTGCTTATTTACCAACTAGTACAATTGCTCAAGCAATAGTTAATGGTGGAGGATTACATTTTAATACATTTGGTAAAAATCCTATTCCGGATAGTATAGGAAGTTTGAGAACGTATACAGATGTTGTTACTTCAAGACAGCCTGAAGTTAATAATAGACTAGTAAAGTTTGCAAATAGTTTTGTTGATGATAGGAAAATATCAAACGTACTATACAGCTACCCAGGTGGACCTGGTTCTATTTTAGGAGTTGGCCAAACCAGAATTACTATCCCAGGTGAACAAAGAACAGGGATTAATAACAATAAAGCTGATTATAAGTATTTAGAAAGATATGTTATACTAAAAGATGCTACTTTATTAACAGGAGCTTCAAATAAAGCATTTCAATCTCGAATTATAAATCAAGTAGAGTATGGGTACAGTGAAAACAAAACACAGGAAATTATAGGTCTTAATACAGCAAAAGATACATTCTCAGCAATTTACGGAGTTAACTACGTACAAGAATTACCTACAGCTGATTCAATTCGTATATACCGAGCAACAGATGGAACCGGTACTAAAAATGCAGTTGATTTAACTACTAATTCAATTTATGCAACACTAAGTAACCTAACCGGTTCTTTATACATTCCAGTAACAGGTAGTGCTAGTAACTCAGGGAAAGTACCAGATGCTTTTAGGAGAGAATCACAACCGACAGTTACAGCAGATAAAGATCTTAATACTAATCTTGAAAACTTAACATCCTATACGTACAATGCTGATGAATTAAAAGCAGCTCCTTCATATAGGATTGACTCTAGAACTACAGATTTTAGAAAAACTTTAAGAGCTAATCTAAAAGGTGGAACTTTAAAACAAGGAGAACTTACCGGAGCTTTAACTGATGCACCGGACTATACTACACAGAATATAGAAGAGAGAGTGCATTTAGGAAATCCTGGAGACTCTCTTAGGAACTTGAGTAGCTATACTGCCGGTACCGGATTAGGTCCGTTAGATAAAATAAACGCCCTGTCTCTTTACCAATCTAGCAACGTAGCTCAGGATGACGAAAAAGACGTTAATGACCTGGTTAAATTTAGAATTGCAGTAATGGATTCAAATGGAACAAGTACAAAGACATTTATTCACTTTAGAGCATTCTTAAATAATATAAACGATAATTACACTTCAGATTGGAACCCACACAAGTACGTTGGTAGAGGAGAAAATTTTTATACCTACAGTGGCTTTGATAGAAAAGTTTCACTATCTTGGACAGTATACGCTCAATCAAAAGAAGAGCTTATTCCAATGTATAAAAAACTTAACTACTTAGCTTCTTCATTAGCACCGGATTACAACAACGGTTTTATGAGAGGGGTGTTAGTAGAGTTAACTATTGGAGGATACTTCTATAACCAACCTGGATTTATTACAGGACTAACCTACGATTTATCAGAGGAATCAACCTGGGAAATAGGAATCAACGATAAAGGATTTTCGGATCCCGTAAACAGGGGAGATGATTTAGTAAAAGAATTACCTCATATGATTAAGGTATCAAGCTTTAACTTCACACCAATCCACAAATTTACTCCTCAAGTTCAGAAAAATACAGCTGGAGCTTTTGTAACAACTACAGGGTTAGGAAACGGACCTCAGAGATACATTGCTCTAGATAGCGGGTATGATAATAACTACGACAATTAATGGATAGATATCAAAACATACCACAAACAAAGTATAATGGAAAGCGAGCCTATAGGACTTCTCGTTATCCGGAAATACCTTTGAACGAAAATGATATTTACGTTATTACAACTATTGGAGATCGTTTTGATTTATTAGCACAGCAGTATTACGGTGACAGTTCATTATGGTGGGTTATTTCAACTGCAAACCAAGAACTAAAGCAAAACTCGTTAGTACCACCTCCTGGAGGTCAAATTAGAATACCTTACAATCCAATTGAGGTCGTTAATCAATTTAATATAATAAACTCGTGATATGGGGAACATTACAGGAGAAGGTTTTAAACCACATGTTGCCGATCAGATAAAACAAAGGCAGAAACAACTTGGAGACACTTCAAGATCTACCTCTCAGTTACTACAGCAAAATGCAAATTCAGCTTGGATAAAGCTTACATCGGCCATTGTAATTAAGTATCCTGACAAATTTAGATATAAAGATCCTGATATAGCTAAAAGATATAGCTTGTTCGGAGGTACTTTAAAGGACGGTACTGTGTTAGGTGGGTTGGATTCATATACTGCTTTTGGTTATGAACAAGGTCCAAGGCCAGCACCGGGCATTGTTTCTTTTGAAACTAAAAATAGAAACAGAGGTTCTATAAGAGAATCTACCATTAACATAAAAGCTTATAGTAGAGAGCAGTTTGAACTGCTAGATATACTTTACCTAAGACTTGGATATTCAGTATTTATAGAATTTGGAAATAGCTTATACTACGACAACGAAGGTAACTACACAGCATTTAAAGATTCAGACACATTAACATCTAAATTTTTAGATAATACATACACAGGTGATCAAGCTAAGCTACTCATTGATATCGAACAAAAGAAGATAAATACATCCGCTAACTACGATGCAATCTTTGGTAGGATAAGTAATTTTACTTGGAGCTTCCTTCCAGACGGATCCTATGATATTACAGTAGTTATAATGAGTTACGGAGATGTTATTGAATCTCTAAAAATGAACGTTATGCCAGAGGATAGTCCCAGCGGTATACTAACTCAAGAACAGAAAAAACAGGAAGCACAAGCTAAGGCAGATCAACAAGCAAAACTTGCAGATGCTAAAGCAGATTACGAAGTTATTGACATCCTTAAAAACATTAGTGTTTTAGGTCAATTATTCAGTGACATAAAAAAAGACTTATTAACAAATTCAGAATCTCTTACTGCAAATAAAGCATGCATTTACTTAGCAACGGCTAACCCCTTTAGGTTTAAAGGAGGTGTATATAAGAAGTATGATGCAATAAACATTCTTAACGCAGAAAGTAATGAAAGTTATTACTACATTAGATTTGGTGCATTGCTACAGTATATGTGGGATACAAATATGATCTATGTAAATGTTAATGCACAGAACCCACTCATTACTTTAGATAACGACCCTGAGACTAACCTTATATACAAAACACCATATACAGTTTCCGCTAACCCACAAATTTGTGTTGTTAGAACCCCAGTAGAGCTATTAAATGCAGCCGGAGGAGAAATATTCCCAGGCATTCCAAATGAGGGTATTTTCCAAGACCCAACACATAAGGATGCAGGTAGATTAATGAACGTGTATGTTAATATGGCATACATATTAAAGGAAATAAACGGACTAAAAGACACTAATAACAAAGTACCTATTTTTGATTTATTAAAATCAATTTGTAACGGTATACAAAGTTCATTAGGAGCACAAAATAAATTAGAGCCTACAATCGATGCCGAAGAGGGAAGATTTTATATTGTTGAGGAAGTAGTTATTCCTTCCCGGCAACCCAAACCGTCTACAAGCGGAATAATTAAACTTTACGGATTAAATCCAGACAAAGAAGGCTCTTTTGTTAGAGACTTTGGAATTAAGACTGAAATTACAAATGAATTAGCTTCAACTATTACGATTGGAGCACAAGCTAATGGGTACATAAAAGGTGAAGATGCTACTGCTTTTTCTAAATGGAATAGAGGATTGGATGATAGAATACTACCAATTAAAACCAACAAAGGGGAAACTCAAGCCGACAGAGATGCAAAAGCAGCTAAACAAGCTCAATTAGGGCAAGCGTATTTGAGCATACAGCAAGAATATCTAAATTATATTCAAGGATTGGTTGATTATTCATGGGATGAAGAAAAAGTATCTGAGTTTAGTAGTATTTTAACTAACATGATTACTTTTGCTCAATCAGCGACTGCAGTTAATACAGATACAGCTACTGGAATATTAGGGTTCTTACCAATCAACCTGAATATGACCATTGACGGAATATCAGGAATAAAGATTTACCAGCAGTTTGCAGTAGATAGTAGCTTCCTTCCATACAATTACGGTTCAACTTTACAGTTTTTAATCAGAGGAATCACACATAGAATTCAAGATAATCAATGGACAACCAGTATTGACACAGTAGTAGTGCCAAACTCGGTAGTTGTCTTAAGTAGCTCACAAGATTTCGCAGGAGTAAAAGCTTCTGCAGGA